GCACAGTCGCGGCCATGCGTTCAGGCAACCTTGGCGACGTCATTATGTCGGAGTTGCACGGCAGATTCTATGAACAGGCCTATCGTGGCAACGTGTTCACAGGTGGCATCAACGCAGTCACAGCTTTGTCTGCCAACACCATCGGGTTGACGGCCACTGCAACTCCGATTCTTGGGTTGTGGAACAATTTGTCCAACACCGTAAACTTGGTACTTCTGCAGGCATCGTTGCAGATGATGTATAACACTGCCACTACTCCAGCACCTCCTGGTGCTCTGGTTTGGGCTGCATCAACCAGCAATGGTGGTATTTCTACTGGTACTACACCAACAAACGTAAAGACGCTCACTGGTTCTGGTTCTCAGGCCAAGTATTTTACACCAGCGACGGCCCTCACTGGTCTCACCAACAACCTCGTTATTTTCGCGGCATCTGATATTCCGACTCCCGGATCTCTGGCTTACGGCACCATCGCCAACACTTCCATAGCGCCGCTCATAGGTGGAGTGCAGAACTTTGATGGTGGACTTATCGTTCCTCCAGGTGGTGTATTGGCTCTGCTGAACACTATCTCCACCACCACCTTCAGCGTCTATGGTCGCATCACGTGGGAAGAAGTCCCCATCTAGTCCTGAACGATTATACTATCTAAGGGGAGTGTGTTCACTCCCCTTAGATCCAACCTGGCTATGGGATGAAAGTGACTGGATCAAAAGGCGATAATCCAAGAAAATATAAATGGTACTTCCGGAGGTAGATTTAGCGGAGGTAGTGATTTATAGTTCACAAGCACCACGCTATTCAAACTTGGAGCCGTGGGAAATAATACGTTTCCTGTGGCACCTGGAATCCAATACGGAGTTGCAACTGAGGCCATGTTTGTGGCACTGGCAGTAGATCCTCCTCCAATCAGCCCCATCTCCCGGATCTGAGAATTAGCTGGAATGTCATCAGGTGAAGTGATCTCCGTTTGGAAATCGACACGCACCGTGGATAGATCAGTTGGATCGTAGAATTGTCCTGTCGGCAGCGGATTATAGCTGATGTCCACGAAGTTGGCCGATGACAGAGGACGATTTGCCAAGGGTCCGATCAAGGCAGAAGTGCTTGCATTCTCGAGTGGAGCAGTCTGCCATAATCCGTCACCCAGTCCAACAGCCAGACCCCAGATGCCGAACTGAGGCTCGACAGAGTTCTTCATTAGTCGAGCGAAGAGGGACTTCACCGTGATCACGATGACGTTCTTTTCATCAAAGATCGGTTCCACAATTGGCTTCTTCACGGTTGGCTTCGGAAAGATCCGGATGTGACCATTCAGGCGATAGGGAATAGGATCGACATACTGCTGGATTGGATTGTTCATCGTTTCCTCAGATTTTGCAAGACTTGATTTTTGAAACCTGGTGACATCGGCAAAACGCCTCGAGATCTACCTTTTTGGTCGTACACCATGACATAAAGAGGTTGAGGTTGGCTGGTGAGACTCACACCACGGAATAACTTCACGGCCCTCGCTGCGTCTGACATCGTGTTCTTTGTGGGAGGCACATGAGTCAGTTCTAAGTGGCGACTAACTGGTAGCCTCTTGATGATTGTAGCAGCTGTGACCACCTTGTCGTATGTCTCGTCCACAAAGATCTGTGGCATCACGAATTCGCCTTCATAGGTCACAATACTGTCGTCATGACCAACCAAGGGCAAATCGGCCTGAGTGTCATTCTTTGGACTGAAGTTCTTGAAACAGGTGAGGACCGTGGCACAAATCTGCACACAGACTTCCTCAGCATAGCCCATGCTCAACATGAACGTGATGACATCGTCATTCAGGACATTGAGAGCTTCGGCTGTCAGTTCACTCATGGCTCGCTTCTCGTCGTCCACCAATGGATACTTCAAACTGAAGACTGTGAAGTTCGGAATTCCAAGATCAAGAGTCATGACCACAGTGGGATGAGCATCGCGGATGACAGTGAGACTCAACTGTCCTTTCGGCGGAGATACATATCCAGTTTTCACTGAGGCATTCTTTCCATGCCAATATTCGTTAAAACATTTGTCACAGCAAAAGTCTCCATCGTCGCGACCTGCTTCGAAACCATCACCACAATTGGCACAAGTCTTGGTTTCGTGCCGATCTGCCCGGCGACGATCAGCCTCAGCCATCTCGTCTACATCCCACATTGACGCTGTCTTGTCCATCTACTAGAGGGGTTGGGAAAACCTATTTAGTAACCTCATACTCAAAACTGACTTTCCGCTCTCTAAATGAAGAGATAGGGTGCAGATGAGCGAAGTCTGGGTGTCTTTCAAATTGTCGGATTACCATCAACACCATTACAAGATCGCCATCTCTTTGCCGGAACTCGTGGAAGCCACAAATGCTTTCAGCGTGAAGAACAGACCCGGCTGTACTCCTCATCTCGAGGCTTCTGATCCCAAGGATCTCTTCCTTCGCTACAATGTCAAATGCAATCTTGAGACCAGTGACCCCAAAGGTCATGATGTAAAAGTCCATTTCGATGTGTCCAAAGTCACTCCGGAAATGAGAGCTAACGACTTGGACATCAAGTGCACCTGCAGTTGTCCGGCCTTCCTCTATTGGGGTGCTCAGTGGAATCTCAATGAGAAGGGTGGTCTTGAGGGTGAAGCTCGTCCCAAATTGCAGGCGCCAAAAGAGAGGCTTGATCTTCGTACCAATTTCGTCATCTGCAAGCACTGCAAGGCTGTCTTCGAGCGCATCCTTCCAGCTGTTCAGCACAACATTCAGAACCTGGTTCGTGAGAAGGTGGTTGAGGAATACAAGCAGACTCCCACCAAAGCTCCTACTCGTCTTGATCGTGAGCAGGAGGCCATGCGCCAGCGCCAGCTGCTCAAGAAGAAGCGTAGAACTCCCAAGGAGAAGGAAGATCTTGAGGAGATGCAGCGCAAGGAGCGTGACCGGCTCCTACAGGAAGAAGCTGAGCTTGACGAGCAGACTGAGCGCGAAATTGAACGCACTGCTCCCGCAGTAGAGGAGATGCCCACTCCGGCGGAGCAGAAAGAAAAACTGAAGCAGCCTCAAAAAGAGGAAGTGCATGTCAAAGACGAAGAGCAAAGCCATTCACAGAATCACGACCTCCTTGATAAAATGCTGCTGGAGGAAAAGCGCAAGCTCGAAGAACAAGCAGAAGGTGCTCGCAAGAGGTTGAAGAAGATGCGGGATGACAAGTTCAACAACTGGAAGAAGAATCGCAACAGGAACCAAAACTTCCGGGTGTCTTCGTTAGAGGAAGAGGAGGAGACCGAAGATGTCACAGATTAGTTCGGAATTCCTCGGAAGCATGGTCACCCTAGTCTCTTCAGTGGGAGGACCCTTCAGTCGAACTGTGGATGCTGTAACCGTGAATTTCAATCCCACAACAGATGTTGAAGTTTGGGTGGATGGTCTCCAAATCCAGGTGAAATCATTCTTGTACGATGCTGACACGACAACCTATCAGTTGTATCTGGGAATTTCGCTAACTGCGGACAATGTTGTACAGGTGATTCACCACATGCCAAATCCGCCATTTACAAGCGGAACAACGCTTTATAGCTTTGCTGTAGTCGCTTCTGAAATCTAGATCCGACTATCGGGACCACAATAGTGGACTACGGGATTCTCAGATTGAGAGTCACCTTCAGGAGAAATTCCAAATGGCTAAAATCGCAAAGCAGGATCGGGAACCCATGAACGCTCTGTTCACCAAGGAGCTTTCTCGGATGACAGGCGCCAAGATCGCCGGGGAGAAGGACCTCCAGGCTTTCAAGGATCACGAAGAGTACATGGCAACTCTGTCGTCTGTGCTGGCGGATGACAAGACCGAAGGGCCTGACCCCAACGGAAATTTTTTCGAGTGATGCCGGTAATTGAGCCTCCTTTGAGTATCAGACTCTTAGGAGGGCTCAATTCTCATGTTTGTCTACATCATCATCAACGACGTAAACGGGAAATACTATATTGGTAAGACCGTTTCGAATAACTTGCAAAAGTATCTCAATGATAAGGTGTGGGATGCTTTCAATCGTCCGTCGTTGCGCTCTCACTTATACGCTGCTGTTCGCAAACACGGCCCAGAGCACTTTTCAATTCATCCTTTAATCTCTACTCTCACCACAAATGAAGACCTCTGCTTCTATGAGACAGTTCTCATAGCCCAGTATGATGCTCAAAATCCAGAGGTGGGGTATAACATCTGTAGGGGAGGGGAAGGGTTTACTGGACCTCAGTCTGAATCTGCACGCAAGAAAATTTCTGAAACCTCCAAAAAGATGTGGCAGCGTCCTGGTCATAGCGAAAATTTCGTTGCTAAGGTGACCGGCAAGATAAGAAGTCCAGAAGCCCTAGCAAACTACCGCAATTCTGATTACATAACCGCACGCAGAGGATCCACTCTTCCTGAAGAAACAAAAGTGAAGATCTCTGAATCCTTAACTGGGCTCACACGTAGTGTAGAATCCCGTGGCAAACAAAGTGCAAGCGTTTTAGGAGATAAAAACCACTTTTTCGGAAAGAGTCACACTGAGGAAACCAGGAAGAAGATGAGGCAATCCTCTCCTCATCTCTCTGGAGAACACAACCCATTTTATGGACACACTCACTCTGAAGAATCTCGTCAGAGGATAAGAGAAAATTCGTTCCGTCCTAGTAATAAAGGGACGCAAACACTCTGCTGAGTTTTGCAGAAAAATGAGTGAGTTAGCTGAGGTTAGACCTCCTTTGTCTGAAGAGACCAAAAGGCGCATGAGAGAAGCTCAGCAACTTCGTAGACTAACTGAACAAAAGTAAACTACTGCCTCCTATTTATAGAATGATAATGAATGCTCGCATTTCGATTGATCCAGGTCAGATAATCACAACCAGGGAAGGACGTTCCTTCCGGGTGAAGGCGAAGACTGCCTCCCCATCCGGGGAGAAATACCAGCTTACAAACATAGCTGGAACACAAAAGCTGACCTTGAGCTCCTCCGAGTTGGCCAAGAAGGGATTGATCACTTCACCTAAGATGATGCGATTCGTGGCAACATTGCGAATGATCGCAGTCTATGGGTTGGAGATCGACAAGATCGTCAAGGAAGCAATTCATGAATCCGGTTTTCCAGTTGACGAAACACAGAACTGGGACAAGTGGTTCCAAAAGAACTACATCTCCAGACTCCTGGGAGCCAATTCTGCCGGTGGTGATGACGAGGATCTGGTCGATGAGGCCATTTCTCACGTTTTGGTGCAAGAACTGTACGACCGCAAGGCTCTGTCCAAGTTTGATGCCAGTCGAGTTCCTGCTGATGTGCAGAGCAAACCCCTCGACAAGCAGATCACTTTCTTCCTGACTTACATCTTTGGTAATCGTCTTGGAGACGCCAAAGACTTCATCAGCAAGCACGTGGGCTGGAAGAAGAACAAGGACGAGGATGCTCCAAGTCAGTCCCAGACCCAGCTGTTTCAGGAGACTGAAGAGGATGGCACTGAGTTCAATATCCTCGATACAGAAGAGCATGCTCAGCCCAACAGGAGCGTGAGCGACATCGAGGAAGAGGACGAGCTTAAGACCATCCGCGACGAGTTCTATGAGTTCGTCAAGGAGACCAAGAAGTCCGAAAAGATCGCCAAGGTAATGGCACTGATCTTTGATTACATCGTCGAATCCGAGCATGGCAAGAAGTCTGAGTTCCTTGACAAGTTCAAGAACGACACCGGCTTGGGTGGCGATCGTCTCAAGCAACTCTACAAAGAGTTCGGCAAGCTAATGATGGAGTTCTCGGAGTACGATCCATCACACAGCATCCTGAACCTGATTCGTGATCGGGTTGGAGGAGTAGAGAAGACTCCTTCCAAGAAATCCTCTCTGTTGCTTAGCTCCCTGAAGACGGCTGATTACTATCACACCACTCCAGGTTCGAGCACAGCACCGGCTGCTCCCGGTCAGGAAGAAGAGATTCCTGTGGTGAATCCCAATGGGGCACCTCAGAACACACCACCTCCAGGAAGTGAAGGAGCTCCTCCCACACCTGGTCAACCTCAAGAGCGCAAGGAGCGGGTGACCGTTCCTCCAGATCTTCCAAATCAGATCTTGCACACAAGTTTGAACGCTTCAAAACAGGAGAAACCCATCATGGCCGCAACTTCAACAACTACTCGTCAAGAGTTGCTCAAGAAAATCGCGAATCGCAAGAAGGCGAGAACAGCCACTGCGGCACCCAAGCAGCACAAGTTGGTTCTCCTTGCGAAGAATGAACCCATGGAAGTGAAGTCAGCCCTCACGGAACTGGCCAATGTTTTTGGCTCGATTCGTGCTTCCTTCCTCAACATGAGAGACAATCTCAATCTTTCCGATCCACCGAAGACAGCGAGTCCGACTGAGAAGAAGGCAGCTGCCTCCAAGTTCGCTGCCGGCCTGAAGAAGCTGGCCGAGGAAGAGCCGGAGCAATTCGGCGCGGCCTTGAGTGAAGTGTATGGACTCCTGGATGAAGCTGCTGGCGCCATCGAGAATCTAGCTGAAAACTCTGGTGTGGAAATTCACACCGAGGAAGAGCCGGTCATCGAGGAAGAAGAGCACATCGAAGAAGAGCCTGCGCTGCCACCGCCACCTGTCGAAGAGGAGCCTGTCGAGGATGAAGTCAAGGAAGCCTCTGGCTCCGACAACTACTGGATGGGCAACGATGATCCTTCGAAGAAGTTCGGTTCGAAGCTCACTCGTGCTCGTCCTGTCAGGAAGTAGGAAGTTGGTCAGTTGTGGAAGACAACCGTGACAAGGATCTAGAACTGAAGTTTGCTGCTCTGGAAGCTACCTTTCAGTCATGGCAGAAGATGTCAGACGAAGGGAAGGTGGCTGTCCTCGATGCCACGTTCAAGGTTTGGAAAGAGGCTCACGTCACTGAGCATGTCCTTGAACAGAGAGCCGTCGAGCTTGCATACAAAGCCCTTGAAGGAAAGATGGTCGAGCTGAACGATGTTCGTCATCGGTTCGTTGACAAGGAATGGTACGAGGCCAACCATGGGAAGATGGAAGTAAGAATTGCCAGCCTTGAGCAAAATCGGGTAGAAAAAACCTGGTTCGATAAAGTCCATGGAGCACTGGAAGCAAAAGTTGCTGTCCTGGATGAATGGCGCTGGAAGACTATTGGAATGGTGCTTGCGTCTTGCTTCCTCGCTTCAGGCGTCGGTGGGCTTATCGGATGTGGGTGATAACCGTGTACTACATGCACAAGTAAGTGTACATTTCCCTTTCTACCTTCTACCGAAGTATTATAGATATCGGGTAGGAGGTGTGTAACCCAAATGGTTGCTGGAGTTTACTGGATTCTCAATCTGGTAAATGGTAAGGTCTACATAGGTTCCTCTGTAGACGTGGAAAATCGTCTTCAAAATCACAAGAAGGACTTGATAGCGGGTAAACACAGAAATCCTTATCTGCAAAGAGCTTGGAACAAGCAATCAGATTTTTGGGATTTTGAGATTCTAGAAGAAGTTGAAGACGAACTCTGGTTGAGAGCCAGAGAGTCCGCTTGGATACTTAGATTACAGTCCCATCTGAGAGACACTGGGTACAACGCAGCACAAAATGGATGGGATGGAGGTACATGGCCAGGGCAAGTAGAGGCCTGCAGAGCGGCTGGGAAGAAGCGTGTAGGTACAGAAAAATTTGATAGATGGAAGAACTCTAGAGTTGGAACAACAGTTTCAGAGGATCACCGAGCTAAATTACAGGATGCCTGGATAGATAGAAAAGATCGAGGAGATTATTACAAATTCACTGCTGAAGATCAGGCTAGGTCAGTAGCTGCTTCCATTGGAAGAAAGAAATCTGTGGAAGAGTTGCGACTTATGAGTGAAAGTGTGAAGAAATCTTGGACTCCTGAACGTCGTACTGCCCAAGCTGAAAGAGCTAGGAAACAGATCGCTTTGCAAGAGCGTAAACCCTTTGGAAAGAGGTAGTTATGTGTCCGGAGATGTCACCCTATTTTGATGCCGTCACAGCCCAGCGGGCACTTCTTCTTTCCGAGGATCAATCGCTGGAAGGAATCACCACTATTTCATTGGAAACTCAGGCAGATTTGTCTGAGAACGACATCTTCACCTATGTGGAAGAAAACTTCACCGAGTTCCTCAGGATCATCCGTTACCTTTCCAAAGAAGATCAAGAACTTCTCCTCAGCTACTATCTCCTCTCCAAGACACAGAACACGCTGGCGGTCATCCACCGCACAACACAGACTCTGTGTTCGTTTCTGATCCGGAAGGCGGTAGAACGAGTGGGCACTTTCATCCTGCTGGGACCTCCCACTCAGGAAGCGATGAAGGGCATTTTGGAGAAGGAAGGACTCGAGTCCACTTTGCTCGAGAACATGGAGATGTCGAAGGCGATCGAACTGTACGAGAAGACCAAGAGTTTCCAAATCGTCGCTGATGTCTTCCACTTGCATCGCCCTGATGTGCGTCGAGCTATACGTCGCGCTGCTCAAGTTCTGGAGCAGTCTGAGAATCGACAAGGCAAGGCCCTGGGTGCATATCTACAGGGTCTCATCGAGAAGGCGAGTGCATCTGGGATGGGATACAGCAGACGGAAATTATCAAAGCAGGGGCACATTCAACTCCGGGATCCTGATATCTTAGGCGAGTTTTGTATTGATGTTTCTGATCCAGATTTCGATTGTGTCTTTGTATCTCGAGCAAATAGATGAATTTCAGTATCCATTGGTATGGGATGCATCTACAGACTTACTAACACGAGTAACAACAAAATCTATGTAGGCAAGTATCAGGGTAAGAATTTCGATGCCTACATCAAGTATTGCTTTCATCAAGCTGTCATCGGTGACGATACCAAGCCCTATCTCTACAATGCCATTCGAAAATGGGGTGTAGATGCTTTCAAGATAGGTATTCTCATCAACGATCCTGCTCTTACAGGAAAAGCTCTGGCTGAAAGAGAAATCTTCTTCATTGCTCAAGAAAATTCCTTCGGACAAGGATACAATCTAACTATTGGAGGCGATGGCTGCAACGTACCTGGTAGGAAATGGACTGAAGAACAAAGGTTGAAAGCGAAAGGAAGAAAATGGACAGAGGAGGAACGTCTAGCAAAAATTGCAGCTATACGGAAATTCTGGGATTCTTCAGAAAGTGCTGAATCCAGAAAACTCATGTCACTAGCAAAGAAAGGTAAGAGGCAGTCAGCTTCACATATTGAAAATGCGACAACAAGCAGAAGAGGTCTTAAAAGAACTGAGGAGATGAATCAAAAGCAAAGTGAGAGATCTAGAGGAGATCACAATCCAATGTTTGGAAGAAGCGGGTCACTGAACCCCATGTATGGCGTCACGGGAGATAGACATCCAATGTGGGGAAAGAGCAGACCTGATCAGTCTGCACTCCTCAAATCAATGAAACGAGATGTTAAAGGAAGACTTCTCCCAGCATAAACTAACTTTCGTACTCCTTTCTAGGTAATGCGAGTTGCCCCAGGAGTCCGAAATGGATCGCTTTCTATACAGCAGTCACGGCTTGGGTGGCACCAGAAGTAAACAAGCTGGTGTACTTCCATCCGATGATGGCCTAATATCTGAACAAGGCCACTTCAAGACAGCATCTGTAACCCCTGAACTCCGTCGGAAGATCGAGGAGATGGGGCTGATTCGTGTGGCCGGAAATGCCTATCGTTGCACGTCCACCAAGGACTTTTGGAAGGTTCAAGGTGGCAAGGTGATTCGCATCTCAGTAGATGAAGTGGACAATGGGGAATCCATTCAGGCGGCTCCTGCAGATACGCCTGGCAATTTCTTGTCATCCATTTTGGCAGATTTGACGTTCTAAGCGGGGAGAGGCTATGGCAGAGAAACTTTACAGTTCGATCATCGACGCGTTCCTTGACGGACCATCGGACTATGAGGATGTGGGACTCAATGCAGCCAGAGCTTCTGGTCAGGAACTCTTGAACCTGACTCATGACGAGGTTGACAAGGCATTCACACGTTCCATTGAAGGTGACCGAGGAGAAGTCCACGGTGGTGTTCACTTTGCCTCTGGTGGGTACGACCAGAATTGCCCGACATGCAGCAAACCATTGCAGAAGGACCAACTGGGTGTACTTCGCTGCTATAACAATGGTTGCTCTGAAGAGGGTTTGACTGCACAAGTTTCGCAACCAATCGACGACAGAGATCCTCTTGGAGATCCGTTTGATACCGTTCGAGTTTCTTCCGTCCCCAACGACTGGAAGAATCGAGCGGCGGCGGTCACTTCGGATGACAATGCGTTGGCGGATGTCTCAATTTCACTTGAGAAGGCCAAAGGCACCACGGTCGAGACCAAGGGCAAGCGTATCTCTGATGAGAGCATCCGGGCGGGCATTCGCAAGGCCATAGCTGCCGGTCACTCCAAGGAGAAGATCAGCAATTATCTCAAGAAGAAGCTGGCTGAAAATGTCATCTTCAACTGGAATTCTGCCCATGAGTATCTGGATGCCGGCGGAACAGAAGATGTGAACGGCATGGACTATTGGGAACCCAACAAGTTCATGGAAAAGAAGCAGTTTACTGCAGCCGAGCACCTTGCCAAGATCCGTGATGGCGCCGAGCAGAAGACCGCTGACAAGGCTCCTATCGTCCGAGTGGATGACAAGGTCACCCAGAGAACCACGGCGGCCAAGACAGCTTCTACCATCAAGACCACCTCTCCGGAATTCACCGTTGCTGCAATTTCCAAGGCTCACACTGCTGGAGCATCCCTCGAGAAGATCTATTCATTCGGTGTCAAGACCGCTGGCGTAGTCCGGGCGGCTGATGTCGTGAAGAAGTTCGTGGGTGGATTGAAGACTGCAGGAACCAAGATCGCTCTCTCCCAGATTGACTGCCGTTTCCTCAAGGGGAAATTGGGAGTCCAGAACGCCATCGTTGGAGCACCCAAGTGTTCCTCTTGTGCTTATCGCAGCAGCATGCACTGCGGTCTCACTGGCGGGACTTTGCTGAGCTTCCCTGGGATGAGCACGGCTTCTTCCAACCACAAGATTGCTTCTGGTGCACCGAAAGATGGTCATCAGATGCTTAATGAATACGACCTCTCGTCGACTGCCAAGCTGGGAGACATTGACATCATCCAGCCCAAGGGATACGAGATTGAAGTTGGCTCTCACTTCTCATTGGAGATTTAATGGAAGACCAGGAGTTCAAATTTCTCAGTGATGGCTCAGATGGAAAGGTAGCTCCGTCTCCTGAGAGTACTATGCCTCCGCCTCCGAAAGAAGAAGAGAAGGATGATGGGCCAAAGCACCGGAAAACGAACATCGAAGACATTCTGGTGAAGATGCAGGACCAGACTTCATCGGTCGCTGACATCTCCAGGATGATCACCATTGAGATGACCATCGCTCTCAAGGAACTGGTGCTGCTGGGCAACTCCGATCCCACCTTCATATCACAGCGTCGAAGTTTGAATGACGAAATCAAAATGCTTCGGGAATTGCAGAAATCACTGACTGAAAGTGATATCCTTTCCAAGAAGGACACTCTGAACTTCGACGGTCCCAAGTTTCAATTCGTGTTTGTTGAACTCCTGAATCTATACAGTAAGGCATTGAAAGAATCAGGGTTGGACAGAACCACGATCGATAGCGTCATGAAACAGTTTTCCGATCTGGTGAAGACCAACGACGATCGGCTTCGCAGGGAAACAGCGCGCATTGGTGTCGTAGACACTTCTGCATAAGAGGGGAAGAGCACATGCAACCAATGGGAACAGTCTCCGCAAGATCTTGGCAGTCATTCATGATCGGAGATCATCTACTCGCGAAAGTCGTCGCCGCTATCAAACAGGGCGAGGACAAGGCCAAGAGTTCTGGAACGATTCAGTCTCTTCAGGTCTTCTACGAGGGTCTTCGTCAGCACATTGTCATTGGGCGCGTCATGATTGTTCCTGCTTCAGTGGCAGACAACCTTGAAGACTTCCCTCTGGCTCTCCTCTACGGAGCAATTGTCCGTGAGTTCGGTGGCGAGGAGGTTTCAGATCTTCTCGAGCACAAGATTGGTGAGTCCGAGTTCGATGAATACAGCAAGGCCGACTACCAGGAGATCAAGGACCGGCTCTTCAAGAACGAACAGTCGGGCAAGTATGAATCCATCGTCATGTTCTTGCCGGCCTGGACCAATCCTCGCGAATATGTCATGTTCAAGTACACGAAGGATGATCAGGAACTGGCCAACTTGGTTCGTCACTTGATCTTCTCGTGCTACTTCGATCCGGCCTTGTCCAGTGCTTTCGAAACACTCACCACTGACATCGACACCGCTCGCGTGGATGTCTGTGACGTGACTCCGAAGATGCAGTATCCGTTCATCACCGAAAATCCTCTCAAGAATTTCCCTGAGTTGGAGAAGGGTGATGAGGTCAACAAGAAGGCATCGGCTCGCAAGCCTTATGCTGTGCTCAGCAGAAAGACTGCAGCCATCATCCTGGCCGAGAATAACGGTCTGGAACCTGGCGAGACTCAGGTCTTGGCTGAACTGACCAAGGACTTCACAGTCAAGGGCGAGGAGATCAAGGCTCCTGAGGAAGTGGGAAAGACCACAATCAAGGAACCTGAAGGAATTCGCGCCCATCCGGATTATGGAGAGCCTGGATCATTCACCTCTGACATGAACATCGAAAACAGCAAGGGTGCTTCAGTCAAGTTCGAGTCCAAGTTCGCAACCATCGAGCACAAGCCTGGTCACAAGGATTCAGAGGGCAAAGAGGCCCCGTGGTGCAATGTCAAGGATGGGAAGATTCTTGACTCTCACGCGTCCAAGGAGGAAGCTGAGAAGGCCCTCCGTTCACATGAGTATTTCAAGTCGGCTGGCAACGGCGGCGAGAACACCAGTGGCAATGCTGGCGCTGGAATGCTGAGGACCCCCGGTGTCGCAAATGATGCCGATGCCATCAGTCGGCTTCACTCCATGGAAGTGGACAGGATTGAAACTCCGGCTCCCAAGGTTTCCGCATTCACTGCTCCGTATCAGAAACCAGAAGAAGACGTTCCTGATGATGGTTACTGCGATGCCTGTGATCGTCCAGCCTCTGAATGCATTTGCGGAAAGACGGCGGCCACTCATTCAAGAGGATTCTCAACCAAGGCGAGCAAGAAGGCGGCTGATCGCGAAGCTCGCCTTGCCAAGCTCCGTCCTGCTGGTGTGGTGGATGCCAAGACGGCTGATGTCAACATGGACTTTGACAGCATTTGGAATGCCATCACTGAGGACCTTGGACCGGCCCCGCTGGTAGAACTCAAGGAAACCAAGAAGTCCGAGCCAAAGGCTGAATCTACCGAACCGAAGGCTGAGTCAACAGCACCAGCTGCTGAACCGAAATCTGAAGAGCCAAAGTCCGAACCGAAGGCTGAGCCCAAGGAAGACGACTATTGGAATGCGGACTACTTCGCTGAGGAGCAGGAAGAGCACAAGGAAGAGAGTCACGAACACGAGGCTGAGGAGGAAGCTCACGAAGAAGGAGATCACGAAGCCGAAGTTGAGGATCACGAGAAGGAAGAAGACGATCACGAAGCTGAGGTTGAGGATCACGAGAAGGAGAAGACTGCTGGAAAATTCAGCAATCCCTTTGTAGAAAAAGAATGGCAATCTGACAACTCCAAACCTGAAGAAAACAAAGTCTGTGGAGAATGTGGTGGCCCTCTATGCAATGGTTGTGGCGAATGTACCACCAAGTGCCGTTGCCACAAGGCTTCTAAAAAGAAGACAGCTGGTGAGCCTCAGGTATCCAATCAGCCATTCTCAGCACTCCTGGCACACGACAAGGATCTTGGTCTAGTAATCATGGGAGCAGGAGCTCCTCAGCAGGCATGGGTCAACGGAATTGCAGAGATGCTGGTCGAGGAGGGAATCGCCAAGGCTCCGGTGTTCTCGGAAGCATTCATCATTGATGGCAACGTCTCTGGCAAGGAGGGTAGAACTGATCTTGCCCTGATTTTCTCCCCGGAAAGCCAGCCCAATGTTGGCACCTTGGCGATGTGGCGCATCAGCTTTGGCAATGCTTCCTGGGTCGATGACTTCATCGCGAACTATGGCAAGGACTACGGTGAAGAGAAGATTGAGTGGCCGGAAGAACAGACTGATGAGTCTATGTCGGGGATCTACGAAGACGAAGATGAGGATGAAGACAACGATCCCCACAATGAAGTGACCCACAAGGGCGGAAGTGTCAAGAAGGCCCTGTCTAATCCTCCGGAGGATCAGGACACAGCCAAGCGGCTCGAAGGTGATACCTCCATCAATGACGCCAGCAGTGAGGAAGAAGATCATACTGGAATCAAGATTCCTGCCACTGAGAAGCTGGACAAGTTCGCTGGTATTGTGAAGACGGCCATGGAATTCACCGAGCTCGACAGTCTTGTTGAGGAGATGAAGGCCGATGGATTCGATGCCGAAACGATTCATCTAATCTTCCAAACGGCTCTTGGAGCCATCAATGGCGAAGATGAAGTCGTGGGCAGCGGATGGAATGATTTTGGCCTCGATGCTCGCACCGGCGATCTCATGGACGAGTTGATCAGAACTCTCATTCAAGAATACAACAGCTACGAAATCCTCGAGGCTGTTGATGCCGCTGCTGAAGATCGTAGCGAAGCGGATATGTGGAACAACGAACATTCACAAGAAGGCAGGATGGCTTCCTCCAAGAAGGCATACCCGGATCCAGGTTCATCCACTCTTCCCGAAGGTCATGAGTGGGAAGAGGACAAGGGTGCTCCTGATGGCATGAACGTCTATACCTGCGCTTGTGGAGCGGTCTATGGAGAGAATGCCGGCGAGGCTCCCTACTTCTCCGAGGGTTACGAGCCTCACACTCCTGAGTTTGACGAGCGACTGAAGTCCGAGCGCGAGGAAGGCCAACGTCATCATGCTGCTCGTGACGAGCAGGCTCCTCCTGAGAAGAAGTGCCCTGACTGCAATTGCACCAGCGTTCAGGGAATTCAACAGCACTATGATGGCTGCCCAGCTTTGCGCGAGGAAGAGGAACACGCCAAGGCGGCCAAGTCCAAGAAGGCCGAAGAAGCCAAGCATCCACTTGACTCCAAACCTTATGATCTGCAAAACGCGATTGATCCTAAGCCCAAACAGTCCAAGCCCAGTGGTGCTTCTTTCAACATCAAGGATTTCGTTAAAACGGATCCTTCCAAGAAGGCTTCTGCATTCGTCCTTGTGGCGGCTGAAAAAGATCTTCCTGTGGTAGTCGAAGGTGCTCCCAAAGGAAAGACCGAGAATCCTGAGACAGTTCGCAAGGACGAGCGTGAGGATTGGGTAACCAACTCCGAACGTCCAATCACAGCTGGATTCAGCTTCTTCTATCCTGGTCAGGCTCTGCAGGAGTTCTATCCTGAAATTCAAGGAGAGATCGTAGACTCCATGCCGAACCCTGCTCCGAACGAGGCCAACAACCCGATGATCAACGACTTTGATGTCAGCGATGCGGGCAAGTATGTCTCTACGGCTCCCAGCGCGGTGGGTGTGGGAATCCAGGGCCAGCCTCAGATCCTGAATGACAGCCTTCCGCTTCGCAATGAGCAAGGTATAAGAGGTATAGACTTCATGGACGAGTACCATGGTCAACTTGACGATGGTATTCCCTCTGCTCTACTGGCCTCGATGAAGATGAAGAAGACAGCCAACAAGACCCAGGACAAGGAGCAGTTCTCCGAGTTCATCAAATTACTGGTTGGTGAGATTGCTGCTGCCTTCATTTCAGCTTTCAAGGTGACCTCTCGTCCCATTCTGAGCAAGGTTCCTGGCAAGGGATCAATCAGCCTGGAGTTTGTTGAATCATCGACTTCTCCGGTATCCTCAGTTGGTATGAGTGCCGGACCTGGCATCAGCAACGGATCCAGAATTCGTTCACTACTGGCGGACCTCAATGACACGGACCTGCAGGACATCATCAATGATTCTTGGGCCCAGGCCGCTGTCTGGCATGACGACCCGGTGAACGGGTATGTGTACGAGGTCTTTGTCCGTGCAGAATCCATTGACAAGGATGCGCTCACCTTCAAGTATTCCTTCATCACTGGGACGAAAGAAGCTGAGTTGGTGAAGCCATGAAGATCGCGTCAATCAAGGGTTGGTCTCAAGAAAAGATCGATGCTGAATCGACCCGAGTCGCCAAGGAGTTGGTTTCTCGCTACAACGACTTCGACGACATTTATGACGAGGCCAAGTCGGACATAAGACCTTATTTGTCAGAGGATCCCAACGACGAACGTCAATGGGATCGATTTCTGAACATTCTGCAGCGAGAATGGAATCTTGTTCACAAAAAGGGTGCCGCAATGAAGACTGCTGTAAGATCTACTGGACGGGAATGCGAAAACTGCGGTCACTATTTGGGAGATGATGAGTATCAGGCTCCAGGGAGTTGGAGCTATCGCTGCAAGAAGTGCAAATTCAAGTACAACCATGGCGGCACCCCGGTCACCGAACAACTCGCTAAGTTCAATGGAGAAGGATACGACGACGGACAAGGTCCTCTGGATCCCAAGATATTCTCAGGTCATGAAGCATCAGCATCTTCCAGGCTGGCTGGGTCTCTCATTAGGGGAGTTCTCAAGAAAGCTGACGACTTCGAAGATGATCCAGACTTGGTTGAAGGTACACCCAACACTTTCTCTGACGTCTCTGTTCCTGAGAACGTCGAGGAGATGCGTGAGGCTGCCCAGCAGGACGGCTTCAAGTGGGAAGGTCTTTTCGACGAGGATGAAGATGGTAAGACCTTCAACCTGAAGAAGACTGTCCCCAGAGAACCTGAGGAAACTCTTTACATCTCCGAAAATGGAAACTGGCTGTTCGAGGAATCCAAGAAGGAAGGCAATGGCCTCGAATCTCTTGTTGAAGCCTTGAAGCCCGAGCCGGAGCCAGAAGACTACGAAGCACAGGCTGCACAGGAGCTAGAGGAAGAGGCGGCTGGATACATCTCTCGCATCTCTGAGTACCTTCATGGAGAAGGTGAGCTTGAGTATGGAGAAGCTCTATCCGAAGGCGGTCGCGACAGTGCTTGGGATTACATCACCGACATCATCCGCGACAAGTTTCATCTCGAGTACGAATACTACAATCGTGATCTCTATGAGAAGGTGACCGATGCACTCCGCAAGGAGTTCATCGATAACATCACAGATGAGGACGAGGAAGAGTTCGAGCGGTTGCGCGACGAGCGCACTGAGACCCGGAAGTCTACTGCCGTGCAGCCCAAGAATATGACTCCGCAGGAGATCAAGAAGCTGGAACAAGCAGCTGATCTCACCTGGAACGCAATTGGCGACGACATCCTCAAGATGTACAACAACCCGAGGATCACTCTGTCTGCTGAACACGTGGCGGAACTCGTGCAGGATGCCAATCACTTGGATTCCTACGGCAATCTTGATCCCAAACTGCTGGCGAAGTTCAATGCTTTGACACCGGCAGAACGGGATTGGATCATGCAACAGGCATTTCCTCCAGGATCGAAGTACGGTTTCTGATCATTTTCCACTGAAAATGAAATACGGAAACCATTGGTATGGCAGTCTCAAATCGCTTCAGTAAAACAGCACAGGACTCAGTCCTAGGACAGCTGGTCGACCAGCAACTGAATCAGGGTGACATACTGAATGCCCTGGATTTCATTGAGTCTTCCTCTGGTCTG